CGTGTCGCCCCTCAAGGCGCTAGGCGAGAAGGTCGTCCCGATCCGATGAGGTGCTGATTATTTCAGCCATCAAGGAACCGTAGCCAATAATATCTAAAATACTGTCCAGGTGTGCCGGCGTCTCCCTGAGCCGAGCCAGTTTCACGTCTATCATCAGCAGGCAGACCATCGCCGGCGTGACGGGCATGCCAAGCGTCAAGCTCATGCGCCTGGCCGTCTCGGTCATGTTGGCGCGGGCGTCGCCGTAGTTCTTGCCGCGCTGCTGGAGGATGTCCGAGACGCGGGACAGGGCGTCTTCGGCATTCATTTGAACTTAATCAGCAAAAAGGGCTTGTCGGCGATGCGCTTGATCGGCCAGCCGATTTTGGATGCGTTGGGGCTGGGGCTGGGGTAACGCAACTGCCAGACCATGTTTGTATATTCCTCCGGCGTGTGTGCCCGAGACAGGGCGCCGAGGGTGCGGCGTCCGCCGTCTTCGTCGTAAATCATGGCAATACCTCCTGTAAAAAGTAATAGGCCAGGGTTGTCGCGCCGGCCCAAAGCACCATCAAAAGAGTGAAAAAGGTAAGTCCCATTGGACGGTCCAGCATGTTAACCCCAGTTCTTTCGTGCGCCTGATGCCTCATTGTCGGCCCAGCCGGCGGCGTAGGCCGATAGTTCCTCGGCTTCCATGCTGGCGGTGCCAATGCTGAGGCCCTTACCCGTGCCCCCTGGCCAATAGTGCGGGTTGAAGGGGCGTCCGTAATAATTATCGGCCGATCCGCAGTCGAAGGGCCCGCCGTGGCGTTCATCGTGCGCGCTCATGCCTGGGCCTGTGTTTTAGATCTAAAATCATACGCCAGGGCGACGTGCGTTGGGCAATACGGACGCGCGCCCTCCCGCAAGTCGCCGCAGAAGTAATACTCTCCCTGCGTGGCGGAGTTCAGGGGCCAGCGGCAACTGTGCGGCTGTAGGTCCATCATGCGCACCAAGCCCGGCGTCTTCGGGTCGATGGTGTCGTGGGGCGTGGCCTTCATAAGCTTGGGCGGCACGTCCTTCGTGAAGCGTTTACCGAAGGCGTAGCCGACGTGGGTGGTGCCGGCGCGAGACCGAGGCGTTGCGGGCGGCTTGGGCGCCGCCTTGACTGTAGACAAGGCGCAGGTGGGCACGGACATGCCCCCGGCGCGCAGGCGGTGGGCCTTGCCCAGTACGGCATTGCGCGTCAGCCCATTGCCTATGGTTTGTGCAATCTCGCCCGAATTGGCGCCGGCGCGCGTCATGCGTATCAGGATGCCTACGGCCTTGGGCGTCCAGGGTGTTGGGTGCTGTTTCATAGGAATACCACCAGTTCGTGCGCCATGAACGCCACGGCAAAGGCGGAGGCGATTAGCGCGGCCAGCAAGACGACGCCGAACACCAGAGCGGCGACGCGCAGGGCGACGCTAGAACGGAGGGGCGGGGGCTCGTACACGGGGCGGTTGTCGGGGCGCAAGCCGTAGTTGCGGGGGCTCATGCGGCACCCATTACGGCGGCATTCTTGGCGTCCTGGTGGGCGGAGGCGTAGGTGGCCTTATAGGCGGCCTCCAAGGCGGCGTGGGCGGCCTTCAGGGCGGCGTATGACCCGCAGGCGGCGTAGGCTGCATCCAGGGCGGCGTAAGCCTTGGCGGCGTCGTAAGCGGCGGCTGCGGCGGCGCGGGCGGACGCCAGAGCGGCCTCCAGGGCGGCGTCGGCGTCGGCGTCAGTCTTGGGATTGTGTAGGTTCCATAGCATGAGATTTGTTTCCTTGAGTTGTTCGGTGGAGGTTAGATCAATGTTTGCAGGTGTCAACTATTGTTTTGTGGATCTTCCAGGGCTGCATCGCACATCGCCACCCACTCAGCTTCTATGATATCCGTTAGCAGGGTGCCCCGAACGTATCCGCCGGCGGGGTGCGCGGCGGACCCGGCGTCGAGCATGGCCGGGGTACAGTCCCGCATGGTTTTTATGACGGCAATAGCGAAAACCCGCGCGTGGAACTCATTGATTATGCCCTCGCGCTCCTTGAATAGTATGGCCTGGGCTGCTCGTTCGACCATGTCGCTCATTTTGGCACCTCATGGCCTAGTACCAGGTTTAGCAGGCGCAGGGACCAGATCCGCTCCATCGCCTTGCGGGTCATGCCTCGCGCGGCGTTAGACTGGATCAGTTCCACTGACTTGGCATTATGGTGGATATACAGCCGGTCGTCCTGCCGGTGCTGAATGTCCAGGCTCAGGTTCTGGGCCCGCACCTCTTTCCGGCTTTCTACATGGTACCTTTGCATGGTCTAGGCCGCCCCTATTGCAGCGGCGAACAGAGCCTCAGAGCGAACCATTATCTCGCCTTGCGTGGGCGCCTTGTACGGCACGCACGCGCGCGCGTTGGATGCTAACTCCTGTTCCGCGAGCGTGCGGCACGCGCGGCGTAGGATGGTCGCCTTGTCCGCCAGATTGTCTTGCGCGCGCCCTACAGCGGCGCTGGCGGTAATGACACCCTCCTCCGCGGCATAGGTGAAGCGTTTCAGTTCCCGGCGTTCACGAGCCTTGCGGAAGGTTGCCCATGCGCGATCACTGGTGGCAGCGACGCGGCGCCAGTCGGAAACGGCTTTTTCGTAGGTTGTGAAGTGCGTTGCCATTGTGTTTGATCCTTTAGGTTGAGGGTGGGTAGTTAGTTTTTGCCCCATTGGCCGGCCATCGCGGCCGCTATTCCGGGGTAAGTAGCGGAGCGCAGTTTCCAGCGGTCGGGTGATGGTCCCAGTTTGTTCTGACCGCTGGCTGTTTGGTTGGCCCGGCGGGTTTTATTGTCGCCGGGCAGTGGGTTAACAGATACCAAAAGCGCTAGGTTTTTAAGCCACAAGCAGGTTTTTTTGCTAGCGTCATCGCCAAAATGCCAAGGTTGGATTATCTGGTCGGGCTTCCTGATGCGGGTGGAGATGCAAGAAACCGGGTTTTCAAGTGCTATTTTGGGGATCGGCGCCGCAAGCAGCGCGCGTACAAAGTCTAGCGCGGACTCAGTCCTTTCTGCCCTGCCCGGAACCCGTTTGTTCCAATGCAGACCCGAAACGGCAAGGTAGGTGCAGGGGGGATGCGCCACCATAAAATCCCATCCCTGCCTTAGCACGGGCAGGACATCGCCTTGTATGTGGTTGGGCGAGCCATCGTCGCACGGCAACAGGTCGCAGGACCATGCATCGTGACCTAGGGCAGCAAAGGCCCGGCGGACGGTCCCGGAATACTCGCAAGCGACTAGGACGCGCACGAGCGCGCCTCATCGAAGAATACATCCGGCGCTTGCGTCCCATCGGTGAAGCGATACCACCCTTCGCCATTGTACCAAATGCGGCGCTTAATCTGGCGCGTTTCGCCCTTCTGTATTCCTGCCGGGCTGTCCCAAACTAAGCAAGCCGGTACATCCTGCCGCGCAATGGCCGTTTTGGTTTTCATGGTTTAAGCCTCCGAACGGGTTTGGGCGTCTAATTCGTTTTGATGGTCCGCGATGCAATGCAGGACGGCATTGAAATCGTATGTGTCAATGATATGGGACATTCCGTCCCAATCGCCCGTGCTATCTAAGCGATACAGGCCAAACCGGCCCTGTTGCGGCCATGCAGCAAGGGCCGGGTCCGAATGGTCGATCCAAAGGCCTAGGCCAAGGTCATGGTTTATAAAGCGAGGCATTAAATCATTGTGCCAACTAATGTCCTCCCATCCTGCGGGCATGGCGGGCATATCGGCGGTAGAATAGGCGGGAAATTCTGTTGCATATGTCATGGCGCTTTTTCCGATGGTTAAATGATTATGTTAAGCAGCGCGCGCGATTGCGGATGCTACTTTCTTGCGATTGCCGTGCGCTGGAAAGCCTATGATTGATTTGCGGTTCTGTTCCGCGCATAGGCCGCAGCTGGCGCACGTCACGTCGTCCGAGATGGTCGCCGGGCAGATTGCGACGTGCCGGCCAGCCGGGGTTTTTAGCGCCGTGACTTGATCCGATGGTAGGACAACCACCACGGGCGCGCCAGTAGCGGCGAGCTCGTCGGCCATAGCAAGGTTATCGGCTGACAGGTTAACAGTGAAACCTTCCCGCAAGGCGATACGCACCATTGTTAGGTTTGCCAAGCTTGCCGGCTTGTGGGTGTAGGTAAACCCGCGCCGGCCACGGTTTGCCTTTACCAGTTCCCCGAATGCCAGCGGGTCAATATCGTTCCCGGCGCCGGGCAAGTCTCCGGCTTGGTTATGGCGCCAGAGGGTGCCTTTGGGGAGCCGGGCGATTTGCTGCATTGCTTCGGCCCATACCATACCGGCTTTCTTTTCAGTTACCTTGCGCCAAAACATAGCGAGCGGGCCACCTTCGGCATAGCAACCGGCGTTCTTAAGCGGGCAAGCCGTCGGGCATGTTTCCTCCGATGATGTCGTGACGGGGATAGGGCCCGTCTTTTCGTTACGGGATACGCGTGTGAATGCGATGTGAGGGCGGATCATTAGCGCCCCCCTTCCAGCGATGACCGGAGCCAGTGGAGGCGGCACTCGCGAGCGGCGATAATCTGCAAGGTTCCGATCAAACCGCGACGACCGTAGCGCGCGCCGCGGATGGTGAGGATCAGGGCTTTGACGGTGTAGAGCATTTGCGTTTCCTTTTGTTTAGCGTTTCGTTGGAGCCTTTATGCGCGCTTCAAATAGGCCTGTCAACTAATCTTTTGCAGATATCTCGAATGTAGGTCACGGATAGTCATTGTGTAGGTCATGATGTAGGCTATTTTGGAGGGCAAATTCGTCAATGATTGCTAGGGTGTAGGTCATGTAGGTCATGGGTTTGTAACTTTCAAAAATGAAATGATATATGTATAATAGTTAATGCTGTTTGCTGGTGGCGCGCACGCATTGTCACCAGACTATCCCCGTGCCATAGCCTACATGACCTACAGCTTAGAACCTAAAGGGTTATTCGGCGTTTTCCATGACCTACATGGTGACCTACACATGACCTACAGTCCCAACGCATGGCAATTGTGTCCGAATTAAGGCAAAGCCTGCCACAATTGAACACAATTGCCCGCCTGCCCGCCTGCCCGCCTGCCCGGCCCGCCTGCCCGGCCCGCCTGCGCCTGCCCGCCTGCCCGCCTGCCCGCCTGCCCGCGTGCCGGCGGCCTGGTGCCGCGTGCCGGCGGCCTGGTGCCGCCTGCCCGGCCCGCCCGGCCCGCCCGGCCCGCCCGGCCCGCCGGCGCCCAGCCGGGGGGAGGGAGGGCCCGGCCAGCCGCCGGCTCCGTGTACGAAGGGTTCGCGCACGAATTTTTTTTTATACGAAAATAGCCCTGTCTTGCCGCCGTCAACTAAAAGACGTATCCATACCGAATGAGCTACCATTCTCTGCCCTACGAGCCGCGCCGGCTTGAAGCGACTGAGGCGCGGCTAGAAGCGATATACGGCGCGGCCAAGCTCGGCCTGAAGGGCGACACCCTGGCGCTTGCCGCCGGGATGCTGCCTGTCGAATACCGCCGGCTACGCGAGTTCGACGCCGCAGCCGAGTTTGCCGAGCTGAAGGGCCGCGCTGACAGCGAGTACGCCGTGTCCAAGACCCTGCACGACGCCGCGCAGGCGGGCGACGCCAAGGCGGCGCTGGACATCCTCAAGCACGCGCACGGCTGGGTCGCCAAGCAGGCGCTGGACATCAACGTGGACCAGCGCATCAGCATCACGCAGGCGCTGGAGATGGCGCAGACGCGCGTGCTGGAGATCGTCGACACGACGTACACGGCGGTCGAGAACCAAATGGAGCAAGAACTTGGATAGCGAACCAGCCCCCAGCTACTACACGAAGCTGCCAAAGGGGCTGACGCCCGAGGAACTGTCGGCAGTGCAGTACCACCGCGACAACCTGGACCGGGGTACGTTTCTGACCCAGCCCAACAATGAACTGACGACTTTTTACGGCGCTAGGATGGGGACGCCGGAGGGCGTCATGTACTTCCCGACCTACCGGAACGGCGTCATTCTTGAACCAAGAACGGCGTTTCGGGAGGCTGCGCGGTCTGGCGTTAAGTTCCCGACCTATGCTAACGAAGATCTCGCGAGCGCCGCCGAAACCAAATTACACGGCGTAATGGCAGCCGACACGGCGGCGTTTCTTGCCGCTAGAGCTAAGGCTAAAAAGTAACACGACCGGAGCAAGAGCATGGCGTCTAAAAGCAAGGGCCCGTCGCTGTCGGTTGGACGCGGAGAGAAACTGTCCGTCAAAGCGGGCGCGGGGCTGACGGCCAAGGGTCGCGCCAAGTACAACGCCGCCACCGGCTCACACCTCAAGGCGCCGGCACCCAGCCCCAAGACGGACGCCGACAAGGGCCGCAAGGCTAGCTTCTGCGCCAGGATGGGGGCAGTCGCAGCCAAGGCTAAGAATGGCGAACGCGCCAAGGCGTCACTCAAACGATGGAAGTGCTAAGATGAAACCAGGTCTGTACACGAACATTAATCTGAAACGCGCCCGCATCGCCGCCGGGTCCGGCGAGAAGATGCGCCAGCCCGGTGCCAAGGGTGCGCCCTCGGCCAAGGACTTCAGGGACAGCGCCAAGACGGCCAAGCCAGCCAAAACCAAAGCTAAAAAGTAGCGCGGGAAAAGAAACATGCCAGCGCCGGCTAACAGCCTGTCAAATTTGTGGGGTGCAGTCCCAGCGGCAAAGGACGCGGGGTCGAACGCGCTGTCGTACCTGTGGAAACAATCTATGCCGTCTGACGCGAGAGTGTTTTTAAATACGTTGGCCGGGGATCGGTCGCCAATAACAGAAAAAGATTTTCGGCCAGACGAGCTAGCAGAGATGCGCGGAATTATAGAAGATAAAACCCGCAAATTTAAAGAAAGGGAAAAAAACCTTGGCGCATACCAGCAGGAGTTTAATAACTTTTCGCCCTTAAATTTTGCATTAACGGTTGCTAAAGATCCGGAATGGCGGGAGTTAGGCCAGCTTTCTGCCTATCAAGACAAAATAACGCCCGCGCAGGAAACCCGGCGAAACGAGTTGCATAGCCGCGTTTTTAGCCGCTACGAAAAGCAAGTGCCGTCGCTTAAAATGTTGTACTACGCCCTTGGCGAAACCCCGGCAAACGTTATGAAGATAACGCAGTCATACAAGAATAATATTGTTAACAGCGAGAACCAAAAGGATATTCAATCTACAGCCGATCTTGCTCATCAGTACGCCACTAAAGGCGGTAATATCCAGTATGAAGATATGAACTATTCGGCCACGCCACGAGCAATGACTACGTTGGGGAGGTTTAATTTTAGCCGCAAGCCGGACAACGCTGTTGAAATTACAGATCGTTACGATTTTAGCAACGAAACTAGGGATTCGGCGGTTGAAAACTATAAGTCCATGACGCCGTTTAACCGAATGATGTCCGTAATGTCGGACATCGCGCGGACAAAGGCGTATACCAACCCCCAAGACTTAGCTAGTATACTAGGGAACGCCTACATTGGGGCTGATGGCCGGCCCGTAAATATACGCATACCCGCGAAAAAATAAATGCAGGAACCGCAGTACTCGGCCCAGGACGAGATGCAGTTGATGTCTCAACTGTGGGCGCCGGGCCTTAAGGACGACCCGCTCAAGTTCGTGCTGTATTCGTTCCCGTGGGGGCAAAAAGGCACGCCGCTGGAGAACTTCCACGGGCCGCGCAAGTGGCAGCGTGAGGTGCTGCAAGACCTGGCCGACCACATCAAGCAGAACAACGGCAAGGTGGACTTCGACACGTTCCGGATGTCAACGTCCTCCGGGCGCGGCATCGGCAAGTCGGCGCTGGTGTCTTGGCTGGTCATCTGGATGCTATCGACCCGGATCGGGTCTACCACCCTCGTGTCGGCCAATTCGGAAGCGCAGCTACGCTCGGTAACCTGGGCGGAGATAACCAAGTGGCTGTCCATGAGCCTGCAAAGCCACTGGTTCGAGGTGTCGGCCACCCGCGTCATGCCGGCCAAGTGGCTAACCGACCTGGTCGAGCGCGACCTGAAGATGGGAACGCGCTACTGGGGCGTTGAGGGGCGGCTGTGGTCGGCGGAGAACCCGGACGCCTACGCCGGCGTGCATAACTTCGCGGGCGTGCTGCTGGTATTCGACGAGGCCAGCGGTATCGACGACAGCATCTGGTCCGTTGCGGCGGGGTTTTTCACGGAAAACACGCCAAATCGCTTCTGGTTGGCGTTTTCCAACCCACGGCGCAACACCGGGTACTTCTACGAGACATTTAACTCCAAGCGGGACTTCTGGCGCAACAAGGAAGTGGATGCCCGCACCGTCGAGGGCACCGACAAGGCCGTGTACCAGCAGATTATCGACGAATACGGGCCGGACAGCAGCCAGGCGCACGTCGAAGTGTACGGGCTGTTCCCGAACGCCAGCGACGACCAGTTCATAAGCGTTAATGCCGTGACTGAGGCTATGGCGCGGACACGGATGAAGGACCCCACGGCCCCGATGATCGTCGGCGTGGACCCGGCGCGGTTCGGGGCGGACTCGACGGTCATCGTCGTGCGCCAGGGGCGCGATATAGTCGAGATCCGGCGCTATAAGGGCGACGATACGATGGAAACCGTGGGCCGCGTCATTGATGTTATTGAGGAATACAAGCCCGCGATGGTCGTCATTGACGAGGGCGGCCTGGGCGCCGGCGTCGTGGACCGCCTCAAGGAGCAAAAGTATAAGATCCGGGGTGTAAACTTCGCCAATAAGGCCAAGAACCCGATGATGTGGGGCAACAAGCGCGCCGAGATGTGGGGCGACATGCGCGAGTGGCTCAAGACGGCGGCCCTGCCCAACGACAAGTACCTGAAGTCGGACCTCATCAGCCCCCTGATGAAGCCCGACAGCAAGGGCTCGATATTCTTGGAAAGCAAGAAGGACATGAAGGCCCGAGGGCTATCGTCTCCTGACGCTGCGGATGCTATAGCCGTGACGTTCGCGTTCCCCGTGGCACGCCGGGAACACCGACCGATTGACGCAAAGGCACGCACGTCGTACTCTCACGGCGGAATACCCACGTCTTGGATGGGATCTTAACATGCCCCTTAAAAAATCAACCGGCAAATCGGCTTTCCGTTCTAACGTCAAAGCTGAAATAGCGGCGGGTAAACCTGTGAAACAAGCTGTGGCTATCGCGTATTCGGTAAAACGTAACGCGGCCAAAAAAGGCAAAAAGTAGCCCTATGGATCCTACCGGTATTATTGCGGCGGCTAAGGTTGCCAATGTTGGCGGCCCGACCCCCGATAAAGACAGCAATGATACGCTGGCTACCATGCGTAGCCGGTTTACTATGGCTATGTCCGCCTACAGCGACAGCCGCGAGGATGAACTGGACGACCTGCGCTTTATGGCCGGTTCGCCAGACAACCAGTGGCAGTGGCCGGCGGACGTGCTGGCAACACGCGGATCTGTGCAGGGGCAGACGATCAATGCGCGCCCCTGCCTGACAATCAACAAGCTGCCCCAGCACGTCCGCCAAGTAACCAACGACCAGCGGCAGAACCGCCCGTCTGGCAAGGTCATCCCGGCAGACGACAACGGCGACGTCGAAGTCGCGGAGATCTTCGACGGCATCGTCCGTCATATCGAATATATGTCGGACGCCGACGTGGCCTACGACACCGCCTGCGACAACCAGGTGACTTACGGCGAAGGCTACATCCGCATCCTGACCGAGTATTGCCGCGAAAACAGCTTCGATCAAGATCTGAAGATAGGCCGTATTCGCAATTCGTTTAGCGTCTACATGGACCCGACGATCCAAGACCCAACTGGGGCCGACGCTCAGTGGTGCTTTATCACCGAGGATGTCACCAAGGCCGACTACTCCCGGATGTTCCCCGACGCCGCGCCGGTCAGCTCCATGCTGGCCCAGGGCGTAGGCGACCAGTCTCTCAGCCAGTGGCTGTCCGAAGACACCGTGCGGATTGCCGAGTATTTCTATATCGACCACGAAAACGCGACTTTGAACCTGTATCCAGGCAATTTGACGGCGTTTGCTAACACCCCGCAAGACAAGCAACTGAAGGCTATGTACGGCGGAAAACCGCTGAAAAGCCGCGTTGTTGACCGTAAAAAGGTCATGTGGATGAAAACTAACGGCTACGAAGTCATCGAAGAACGCGAGTGGGCCGGGCAATGGATTCCCGTGGTCCGCGTGGTCGGAAATGAGTTCGAAGTAGACGGCCAACTGCACGTCTCAGGTCTTGTGCGTAATGCCAAGGACGCGCAGCGGATGTACAACTACTGGGTTAGCCAGGAGGCCGAAATGCTGGCCCTGGCGCCCAAAGCGCCCTTTATCGGCTACGGCGGCCAGTTTGAAGGCTACGAACAGCAGTGGAAGACCGCCAATACGACCAACTGGCCGTATCTGGAGGTCAATCCGGACGTCACAGACGGCGCTGGCGGTAGTCTGCCACTACCCCAGCGGGCGCAGCCTCCGATGGCCTCCAGCGGCCTCCTACAGGCCAAGGCGGGCGCTTCGGACGACATCAAGTCCACGACCGGGCAGTACGACAGCAGCCTGGGCGCGAGAAGCAACGAACGCTCGGGCAAGGCGATCCTCGCCCGCGAGCGCCAGGGCGACACCGGCACCTACCACTACGTCGATAACCTGGCCCGCGCGATCCGGCACGTCACCCGGCAGTTGGTCGATATGATCCCTAAGATCTACGACACGGAGCGCGTAGCGCGCATCGTGGGTATCGACGGCGAAGTCGATATGGTGAAGATCAACCCCTCGCAGCCGGAACCCGTCAAGAAGATCGTCGACCAGGCCGGCAACGTCATAGAGAAGATCTACAATCCGTCCGTGGGCACCTACGACGTCATGGTCACGACTGGCCCCGGCTACATGACCAAGCGCCAGGAAGCCCTAGACGCTATGGGCAATATCCTCCAGACCAACCCGCAACTGTGGCAAGTGGCCGGCGACCTGTTCGTAAAGAACATGGACTGGCCGGGAGCGCAGGAGATGGCGGCACGGTTTAAGAAGATCATTGACCCGCGTGTGCTGGCAGACGACGACAAGTCGCCTGAGCTTCAGCAGGCCGAGAAGCTGAACGAGGCGATGCATCAGGAATTGAACCAAGTCACTGGAATGCTGAAGAATATCGGGCAGTCTATGGAGGCGCAGGACTTGAAGGTTAAGGAGTTTGAGGCCGAAGTTAAGGCTTTTGACGCCGAAACCAAGCGTATTAGCGTGGTGCAGGCGTCCATGAACCCCGAGCAGATCCAAGACATAATCATGGGCACGATCCACGGTATGATGACCTCGGGCGACCTAGTCTTGCCTTCTGGCGAACGTGCGCCTATGGAACAGGGCGAGCAGCCGGAGATGGCAGCGCAGCCAGAGATGCCGCCGCCGGAAACAGGCGCCGAAGCGCCGCCTGATATGGGACAAATGCCTGATATGGGACAGCCGCAATGAAAGCCCCTGACTTCGTAGGTATGTTGTTCTTGGCGCGCGACGTTGCGCACTCGGTCCACCTGAACACCCGCAGTTACGCCAAACACAAGGCGTTGCAGAAGTTCTACAACGGTATTGTGGGCTTGGCCGATAGTTTTGCCGAAGCCTACCAGGGCCGTAATGGTCTTATTGGCCCTATACCGCTGATGTCGGCTAAGAAAACCGCCAATATCATTGCTTTTTTGGAAGACCAACTGGCTGAAATTGAGGCTGGCCGCTACGAAATGGTGCCGAAAACGGACACCCCGTTGCACAACCTTATTGACGGTATAGTTGAGTTGTATCTTAGCACGCTCTACAAACTCAAATTTTTAGCGTAGGATTAGGTCATGGCAGCAAATTATCTAAATCTCAGCGCGACCACGCAAATCAAGGTGGGCGCCGGCAAGCTCAAGGGCATCATGTGCAGCACGGCGTCTGCTACACCGACCCTCGCCGTCTATGACAGCGCGACCGCTGGAACGGGCGCGGTCACAATGTTTGCGGAATTTGTGCCTGGCGCGCACACGATGTACCCGCTGACGGGCGACGACGGCGGCATCTGGTTTAGCAAAGGCTTGTATGTAGTGGTCGGCGGCACCGTTGGTGTTACGTTCATCTACGAATAGGAACGAACATGGCCAAGTATTATCAGCTAAGCGTAACCGCCGGCGTGCCAAACAAGACCACGATAAAGTCGGGTTTTGGCAAGCTGAAAGGTATTTTTTGCAGTTCTGCGTCGGCCACGCCCCGCGTAACGGTCCATGACTCCGCGACACAAACGGCAACGGACCCCACGATTATCAGCCTCTTGACCCCGCAAGCCGGAGAAAATTACCCGTTGAGCGGTTCGGATGGTGGTATTGGCTTTAGCCGGGGATTGTATATACTGGCTACCGGCACAATGGAATTGACATTTATTTACGAATAACCGCACTAGCGCGGTACGCTAGGGACTTCTCAGGGGTCATAAGTGAATAACGAACTTCCTACTGCGGTTACAGCGGATACACCCGCGCCGGAATTGGAGTTAACGGTAGCTCCAACCACCGAAGATAAATCTACGCCGGATGCGTCAACGGAAGAAGTACCCAGGTCTTTCACACAAGAAGAACTGGACTCCATCGTTGGCAAACGCCTAGCGCGTGAACAAAGGAAATGGGAGCGAGATCAGGCTCAACGCGTCGCTGAACAGCAGGCTACACCCGCTTCGGTAGGGAACCTGACCGTCAGTGATTTTGAGAGTCCCGAGGCTTACGCAGAGGTTTTGGCCGAGCGTAAGGCAGAGGAATTGGTGGCTAGACGTGAAGACGCTAGGCAGCAGTCCGCAATTCTCGACGCCTATCACGATAAAGAAGAAGAAGCCCGGATTAAATACGACGACTTTCAACAGGTTGCGTACAATCCGTCGCTTTCAATCTCAAGCGTGATGGCGCAAGCGATCCAGTCTTCGGATATAGGGCCAGAGTTGATTTATCATCTCGGCGTTAATCCGAAAGAGGCAGAGCGTATTGCCCGTTTACCCGAGGTCTTGCAGGCTAAGGAAATCGGACGGCTAGAAGCCACGATGGCGTCAAATCCCCCGGTAAGAAAAACTTCAACGGCCCCGGCACCTATTGCACCTGTCACCGCACGAACCACTGGTTCCCCCGCTTATGACACCACCGACCCTCGGTCTATCAAGGCCATGTCTACATCGGATTGGATCGAAGCGGAGCGGCAACGACAGGCCAAAAAGTTCGAGGCTTCCCGTAACCGTTAACAATTTGGAAGGCTCACATGGCTAACTCTATTCTTACTATTGACATGATTACCAGGAAGTCCCTGGAAATCCTGGAAAATAACCTGGTTCTGACGCGTAACTGCAATCGTCAGTATGACGATAGCTTTGCCGTTGAAGGCGCCAAGATCGGCTCTACCCTCCGCGTCCGTCTGCCCGACCGGGCACTGGTCACGGATGGCGCGGCCTTGCAGGTGCAGGACGACAACGAGCAGTACACCACGCTCACTGTTGCCTCGCAGAAGCATATCGGCGTTAACTTTACCTCTGCCGAACTCACGATGCAGTTGGACGATTTCGCTGAACGCGTCCTGAAGCCTCGTATTTCGCAGCTTGCGTCCAGCATCGACGCTGATGTCGCCAACTCCTTCCAGAGCATCTACAGCACGGTTGGTACTCCCGGCACCACGCCGGCTACCTCGCTCGTGCTGTTGCAGGCTCAGCAGAAGTTGAACGAATACGCTTCGCCTATGAACGACCGTTATGCCACCGTCAACCCGGCTGCTAACGCCGGGCTGGTTGAGGGCATGAAGGGCTTCTTCAACCCGACCGACACCATCAGCCGCCAGTTCAAGCAGGGCATGATGGGCACGGGCGTGTTGGGCTACGACGAGGTCAATATGTCGCAGTCCATCCGCCAGTTCACCACGGGCTCGCGTTCGTTGGCGGACACCATCCTCGTCAACGGCGCTGTTTCCACCCAGGGCCAGTCCACCATCAGCATTGATGGCGGCACTGGTTCGGCGACAGTCGTAGTCGGCGACGTGTTCACCATTGCCAATGTGTTCTCGGTCAACCCGCAGACCCGCGAAAGCACTGGTTCGCTCCAGCAGTTCGTCGTTACCGCAGCCAATACGGCTTCGAGCGGCTCCTGGACGAGCATCGCGGTTTCGCCGGCGATGTACACGTCAAGCAATGCCCTAGCCACCATCAACGCGTTTCCCGCCGACAATGCGGCTGTTACGTTCGTTGGTGCGGCTTCGACGGCCTACCCGCAGAACTTGGTGTACCAGAAGAACGCCATCACGTTCGCCACCGCCGACCTCCTGCTCCCGCAGGGCGTCGACATGGCGTCGCGTCAGGTTCACAACGGCATCTCGCTCCGCGTTGTTCGTCAGTACGACATCAACAACGACCGTATGCCTTGCAGAATTGACGTTCTGTACGGTTACAGCGTGATCCGTCCGCCTATGGCTGTTCGGATTTGGGGTTAATCTTGGCCGGCCCCCGGTTCGCCGGGGGCCACCTTTTAATTGGATTGGATAAATATCATGGCACTTCCTAATGGTTCTGGCGGTTATCAGATCGGCGACGGCAACATTGCTGAAGTCGTTTTCACCAATGTTACCGTTCCCGCCGCGTACACTGCCGCTGTTACGCTTACCGCAGCGGATCTTGCGTCTGGCCTGGTCATCTACACCTCGGCCAGCACGGCTAACCTGACCCTGCCGACGGCTGCTATCACCGACGCCGCCTTCAGCAGCGCCAAGGTGGGTAGCTCGTTTGACGTAGCCCTCGTCACCACCTCAACCGGCGTTCCCACCATCGTGGTCGGCACCGGCTGGTCGCTTGCCAGCACCTCTGGTGCGGGCGTTGCTTCCAAGAGCGTTCTGTTCCGCGCCGTCAAGACCGGCGACGCTGCGTACTCCCTGTACCGCATCGCGGGTTAATAGGTTCTGCCCCGGTCGTAAGGCCGGGGCATTACTTAACGAGGTAACGTATGCTCTTCTATTTGCGGCATCCCGTACACGGCAAAAAAATTGCCAGTTTGGAAGCAGAAGCGGCTTACGACGAGGAAAATGGCTGGACCCGCTACGAACTTGATGACCCCGCGCCGCTTGTCGTAGCAGTTGCGGAAAGCATGAATAAGGACGATAAGGAGACTGCTATCAATAGTATGCCTCTGCGTCGTCGGGGGCGTCCGCCGGTAAATCGGGGCTTGTAACATGACCACCACGGCTGGCGACCAAATCAACGGCGCTTTGCGTCTGATCGGTATGTTGGCTGAGGGTGAAACGCCTTCGGCGGCGACTTCGCAAGACGCGTTGACCGCGCTTAACCAGATGATCGACTCCTGGAATACGGAGCGGTTGTCCGTATTCTCGACCCAGGACCAGGTGTTTAGCTGGACCCCTGGTCTTATTAGCCGGACGCTCGGCCCCACCGGGGACTTCGTAGGCAACCGGCCTATCCTGCTGGACGACAGCACCTATTTCCGCGACCCGGCCAACGGCATCTCGTTTGGCATAAAGATCATCAACCAGCAGCAGTACGACGGCATTGCCGTCAAAACTGTGACCAGCACTTACCCGCAGGTCATCTGGATCAACATGGACTACCCCAACATTGATATGTATATCTACCCGGTGCCGACAAAGGTACTGGAGTGGCACTTCATTTCAGTAACCGAACTTACGCAGCCGGCTGCGCTGGCGACCTCGCTGGCCTTCCCGCCAGGCTATCTGCGGGCGTTCCGCTTTAACTTGGCTTGCGAGATTGCGGCTGAGTTCGGCGTCGAGCCCTCGCGTCAGGTCCAGCGTATCGCCATGTCGTCGAAGCGCAACCTAAAGCGTATCAATAACCCCGACGATATAATGTCGCTGCCTTACAGCCTCGTCGGCACCCGCCAGCGGTTTAACATCTTTGCAGGAAACTATTAAATGGCTAACATTGCTATCTCCGCGCTGCCTGTTGCCGCTTCGCAAGCCGGCGCTGATGTGTTGCCGATTGTTCAGGCCACGACCAGCACGACCAAGCAGCTATCCATAACCAACTTATTTACCAGCCCGGCGTTTGTTACGCCCTCCCTGGGCGTTGCAAGCGGCACAAGCGTCACCACCACGGGCAATCAAGTCATCAGCAGCACCGGCAAACACGGCTACGCGACGGGCGCCGGCGGAACGGTTACCCAGGCTACCAGCAAAGCCACGGGCGTGACGTTGAGCAAGTCAACCGGCCAGATTACGATGAACAACGCCGCGCTTAATCTTGACGTAACGGTTAGCTTTACCCTGACCAACACCGTTATCGAAGCCGGCGACATTTTGATTTTGAACCACATCAGCGGCGGCACGGCAGGTTCTTACCTGCTCAACGCTCAGTCCGCCGCAGGTTCCGCCAGCATTAACGTGCGGAACATCACCGCCGGTTCATTGAGCGAAGCTATTGTAATCGCCTTCGCGGTAATCAAAGCGGTGACTGCGTAGGTGAAAACGCCCATCCTTGGCGGTAGCTATGTCGCAAGGTCGATTAACGCGGCGGACAATCGCATGGTCAACCTGTTTCCCGAAGCGGTGCCAGACGGCAGCGGCGGGAAAGAGCCGGGTTTCTTGCTGCGCTGCCCTGGCTTGCGTCTGCTTGCGACCGTTGGCACGGGGCCTATTCGCGGCCAGTGGGTAACCAATGGCGTAGCCTATGTAGTGTCGGGCAGTGAGTTCTACAGCCTAAATACAGACTGGGTTGCTACGCTGCGCGGCACCGTGTCCGGCACCGGCCCTGTCAGCATGGCCGACAACGGCACGCAGATATTCATCGCCTGTAACCCAGACGGTTTCATTTACAACACCTCCACGGCTGTACTCGGGCCAATTACCGACCCAGACTTCCCCGGCGCGGGCTCGGTTGGCTACCTTGATGGCTATTTCGTGTTCAACGAACCCAATTCGCAAAAGTTTTGGGTGACTAGCCTGTTGGACGGCACCGCTATCGACCCGCTGGATTTTGCCAGCGCGGAGGGTTACCCCGACAATGTAATCGCGTTAATTGTAGACCACCGCGAGATTTACCTGTTTGGCAACACCAGCATTGAGGTCTGGTACGACGCCGGAACGCCCGATTTCCCGCTGGCGCGTATCCAAGGCGCGTTCATGGAAGTGGGCTGCGGCGCGGCGTATTCGGTCGCCAAGCTGGACAACAGCGTGTTTTGGGTTGGCTCCGACGCCCGCGGGCGCGGGGTTGTTTACCGGGCTAACGGCTACACGCCGGCGCGCGTCTCGACCAATGCGCTGGAGTACGCCATCCAGAGCTACGGCAACATCTCCGACGCGATTGGCTACACCTACCAGCAGGACGGCCATCCGTTCTATGTGCTGATCTTCCCGTCCGCCCAAACCACATGGGCGTATGACGTAGCAACGCAATTGTGGCATGAACGCGCGGGTTTTGAAGACGGACAGTTCACAAGGCACCGCAGCAACTGCCAGATGTCGTTCAACAGCGAGATCGTGGTGGGGGACTACGAAGACGGGCGGCTGTATGCTTACGACCTTGATGTCTACGCCGATGATGGCCAGACCCAGAAGTGGCTGCGGTCGTGGAGGGCGTTGCCGACTGGTCAGAATAACCTCAAGCGTACCGCGCACCACAACCTACAGCTAGACGCCGAAACGGGCGTTGGCCTGAACGCCTACCCCGCGTACAACGCCGAAGATCTTGCTACGGAGGCGGGCGACGTCATTGTAGCCGCGTTTGTGCAAGGGTATCTGGTCACCGGGGCCGGGGACCAGTTAGCCACGGAAGCCAACGATAATAGCCAGCCGCTAGTTACCCAAGTGCAACCCGACGAAGATTACAACGGATACGCGCTGGAAACGGAAGCCTACACTGCCGCGCCGGGTTACGACCCTCAGGTCATGCTGCGCTGGTCGGACGACGGCGGGCATACCTGGTCAAACGAACATTGGAACTCAATGGGTAAGATCGGTTCTTACGGCACCAGAACCATCTGGCGGCGCCTCGGCATGACGGAAAAAATCCGTGACCGGGTGTACGAAGTGTCTGGGACAGACCCCGTCAAGATTGCCATCTTGGGCGCTGAACTGTTTATCACGCCGACTAGTTCCTGATGGCAAACCTCAACATCACCAATATCCCTGCGCCACGGGTGTCGTTCCTAGACGCACGCACTGGCCTCATGTCGCGGGAATGGTATAGGTTCTTCCTTAACCTGTTTATTCTGACGGGCAGCGGCAGCAACCCGACAACGCTAGATGAATTGCAGCTTGGGCCGCCTAACCAGCCCGAACTGGCCGAACTGCTACTCCAGATCAACCAGAATGTTGCGCCGCAATATGAGGACCAGTCAGGCGACTTCTTAGCAACCCTCGACACCGCGCAACTGATGTCCATGATGGCGCGGTTTGAGAACGCCGAAGCTGCTATCCAAGGGGCGTACCTCCAGCCGGTCGTGCAGACAGGCACCATTGCCAGCTACAATCTTGACGGTAGCCCAACATTGGGCGGCGTGGCCTACGGCACCGGCCCTGCGTTGGCGGTGAGCGCAGCGGGATCGGCGGGCCAGGTACTGACCAGCGCAGGTGCAGCAACGCCGACTTGGGCAACGCCCACCACAGGAACCGTGTCTAGCGTGTCTGTGGTGTCTGCCAACGGGCTGGCGGGGACGGTAGCTACCGCGACAACAACCCCGGCAATCACGCTCTCTACGACCATTACCGGCCTGCTCAAGGGCAACGGGACGGCAATCAGCGCAGCGGCATCTGGAACCGACTACGCCCCCGCGACTAGCGGCACCTCAATCCTGTACGGCAACGGGGCTGGCGGGTTCTCCAACGTCACCATCGGCACAGGCGTGTCATTTGCCGCTGGGACGCTGTCCGCAACTGGATCGGGCGGCACTGTCACCAGCGTGACCGGAACCGCCCCCGTTGTATCGTCTGGCGGAGCAACACCTGCCATTTCAATGCCCGCCGCTACAACGTCGGTTAACGGTTACCTGACAAGCACGGATTGGACGGCATTCAACAACAAAGTCACTATGACATACCCCGGTTCGGGTATTCCAAACTCAACCGGATCGGCCTGGGGAACGTCTTATTCAACGACTGGCAGTGGAACCGTTGTTGCATTGGCAACCAGCCCGTCGTTTACTACGCCGACCCTGGGCGCGGCATTGGCGACCAGCATCAAGTTTGGTTCCGGGGCTGTTTTAAGCTCATACGAACAAGGTTCTTGGACACCTACGCTAATAGGCTCAACAACCAACCCGTCCGTCACTTATGGTTTGCAACGCGCTATTTATACAAGAGTTGGCAGAGTTGTTACCGTTTCTTGCTTCTTATCTTGGTCTGCTTTTTCTGGCGGTTCTGGAAATGTTGGTTTTGGAAATTTGCCTTTTACAATCGAAAGCTCTGTTGGTTCTAGTTTTGCGGGTTCAATCGCGCTTTTTGATGGTTTTACGTTGAGCGCAGCCAGAACATCGGTTGGGCTTCTTGGGTCAGCCGGCACAACATATAGCCTGCCAACGTGTTTTGGCAGCGCGGTATCTTCGCAGTATATAGGTGTTGGTTCTGTTGCTGCGTCAGGATTGGTTGTTTACACCCTTACTTATTCTGTTTGAGGAACGAAAATGGCGCTAACTAAAGCATCTTACTCAATGATTACCGGGGCACCGGTAAACGTCAAAGACTATGGCGCCGTGGGCGACGGGTCTACGGACGACACGGCGGCGATGCAAGCCGCTATTACGGCTGTTGCGACAACGGGTCAGGGTTTGTATGTCCCTGCGGGAACTTACAAGATCACGGCTGTGTTGTCCTCCGCCGGCCACTTGAATATGTTTGGCGAGGGCGAAAAATCCGTGCTGGACTTCAGCGGCCTTACATCAAGTTCGTCAGGCATTACCGTGACCGGCACGGCAACCGAAATTCAAGTTGTTTCATCGGCCAGCGCGGGCAATCTGTCGGTTGTTTTTGCCTCTGCGCCGTCGCTTGTCGCCGGGGATGTGTTCTTCCTGTTCGACGACGCGGTTCTGTGGAACAGCATCCGCGCGTATTATTTTACCGGCGAATGGCTAGAATGTAAGGGCGTAAGCGGAACTACCGCGTCCACAACCACCCCGCTGTATTCATCGTACACGGCAGCAACCGTGAACGCGTACAAATTAGACAGCAAGCCTAAAGTTTCTTTTAAGAACCTTAAGTTGAACGGCGGCGTAAACATTGCTGGTTTGTTAAAGATTACTTTCTGCGACAAGCCAATTTTAGAAAACGTGATCGTTTACAACGAGAACTACCAGGGCGTTGAAATTGATCGTTGCTACCGCCCGATGCTGACTAATTGCGTGATGTATAATAAAGGCACCGGCACTTTAGATGACTACGGGCTAGTCATCAGCAACAGCCAAAAGGTTCAAATTACAGGTGGTGATTACTATTCAAGACGCCACGGGATCACAATCGGCGGCGGTAGCGGCATAGGCGCGGTCGTAAACAGAAACGTAAGAATTTCAAACCTGACCGTAAGCAACGACATAAGTTCTGCCGTGTATTCCGCCGATATGCACGGCAATACGCAAGACGTTGTTTACCAAGGCTGCACCATTTACCAAGGCTGCGGCTGGGGCGGCATGGATGTGGGTTACGATAATTGCATTATCTATTCCGCCTTTGGCGGGTGGTGCGTTTACGCGTCCGAAGTAAAGGGCGGCGAACAGTTTATTCGCAACTGCAAACTGTTCACAAAAGGAGATCCGTCAGCAACTAGCCGAGGCATTGTCGATGTCGGCGGAAATAGCAGTTCCATAACTTCTTCCACCGATGTAACGCTAAGTTTAATTGTTGAAAATACTTACGTCTATGCCGATGCTGCCTCGTCGGGAACTAATTTTATGGTGATGGCAAATGCTGGTTCTTCAGCTTACATCAACATTTACATCGACGGGCTTAGAGGCAACGTAAATGCAATGGGCGGTATTTTAAGAACAAGACTTGACTCCGGGTCTGCAACTTCGCAAGCGATTGTGGTTGACAACATCAACAATTTCCCCACGGGAACTTATTTGCATATTCCCCAAGGAAATGACTACCAGAACGTCCCGCAAAGAATGATGCAGCAATCAGGCACCGTTTCTATGACGGCGACCTCTGGGACTAAAAGCACCCTTAACGCGGGTATAACATACAAGTACGGGTACCCAAGGACGCCCGTTGCCAACTCCACGGTCGGCGGTGAAACGGGGGCGTTTTCCAATAGCGCAGCTGAAAATATCGGCGCAGCGAACTACTCTGTTTCTAGCACGGTAATCCGCCCAGCTCTTGTCTCTACGAGCAACGCCAATTGGACAGCGACGGCCACTGTCATACAAAATTGGTCCGTCCAGATCAGTGAGATTTAAAGGTAGAAATCATGGCGTTTGAGAAGGTTAGTTTTTCCGACTTAGTTGAGGTTACCGAGAACGGATGCGTTCAAGTTCGCGTTAAAACTTCCGTTAGGGAAGACGGCGTGGAGATTGGCAGCGGGTATCACCGGCATGTGGTTGCGCCAGGAGATGACTACAGCGCCGAAGATGCTAGGGTACAAGCCATCTGTGTTGCGGTACATACGGACGAAGTGATTTTGGCGTACAAAGCGGCACAAACTGAGGAACCGATATGAGCAGCGTCAATCTTTCAGCGTTCGGCGGCGTTGGCTGGCAATTTTTTGGCAACGACGGCATACCGCTGGCGGGGGGTCTGATCTACACCTACGCCGCCGGCACAACCACGCCGCAGGCCACCTACACGACTAACGCGGGGACGACGGCCCACACTAACCCGATTGTGCTGAACTCGGCAGGCCGGGTGCCCGGCGGGCAGATCTGGTTGTCGCCCGCCAGCTATAAGTTTGTCTTGCAAACCTCGACAGCGGTTCTGATCGCAACCTACGACAACGTCACTAGCGGCAGCGTGCCTGCTGTTACCAACTTCACCGGCGACGGCACCACGGTCAGTTTCAGCCTGGGCAACGCGACCAACGAAAACGCCACGAACGTCTACATCAACGGCGTTTACCAGCAAAAGAACACCTACTCCCTCAGCGGGTCAAATCTAGTGTTTTCCGCCGCGCCCCCGTACACTTCCACGATTGAAGTTAGTTACACCTAGCAGGAGCCGAACATGACTGTTACCGTAAAAGTGCTGATTCCGGCCAAGATTGCCGAGGCCACGCAGACCACGCAGTACACCGCGACCAACGTCACCACGATCATCGACAAGTTCACCGCGACTAACTACAGCGCGACGGCGGCAACCTTGAGCGTCAATCTGGTCACGGCGGCGGACACGGCTGGCAACCAGAACTTGATTACCAAGACCAAGACGCTGGCCGCTGCCGAGGTGTATACCTTCCCTGAGATTGTCGGCCAGGTGCTGATGGCGAGCGGGTTTATCTCGACTATCGCCGGGACGGCCACCGCCATCAACATCCGCGCTTCAGGGCGGGAGATCAGCTAATGGGCGAGGTCGTCCCGCTACCGTCGTCAGCGTCGGCGCTCGACATGGCCGGCAGCATCGACGCGCTCAAGACCGAACTGCTCAAGATGGACCAGTTCCAGCCTGAGACTAAAAGCACGTTCCACGGCGGGATGTACTGCCGCGAGGTGTTCCGCCCGGCGGGCTGCCTAGTCGTCGGAAAGGTCCATAAGCGCGAGCATTTCTATTTTGTCGTGTCTGGCACCGTCCTAGTGACCACGGACGACGGCCCGCAGGTTATCGCTGGCCCCCGCCTATTGTGCAGCCAACCGGGGGTGCGCCGGGCGGTTTACGCGCAGACGGACGCATTGTGCATGACGTTTCATAGAACTGATGCTACAACGGTTGAAGAAGCCGAGTTGGACTTGGTAGAAGACGACCTTTCCAGCCCGTTTGGGCCGGGTAATACGCTTAAATCGCCGCTGATAGAGGTATCACTATGACTTTTTGGGTCGCTGGCGCTGTTGTTTTAAGTACGGCGGGGTCTATGTACGCGTCTAGTAAAGCCTCGTCCGCGCAGGAAAAAGCCTCCGAACAGCAGGCGCAGACTGCCGCAAACACGCTTGCCTCTCAGCAGAGGATTGCAGAACCGTACACAACGGCTGGAGCCTTCGGCGTAAACGAACTTGCCCGGCAGCTAGGCGTCGCCGGGGACAGCGGCTCGGCGGGCTACGGCTCGCTGAATACGCCGTTTGAGCAGACAAAATTTACGGCGGACCCTGGGTATGGTTTCCGTTTGGCCGAGGGCCAGAAGGCGCTTGAACGCTCGGCGGCGGCGCGGGGCGGCTTGCTGTCCGGCTCGGCCATGAAGGGCACGCTCAACTACGCGCAGGGGCTGGCGTCGCAGGAGTACCAGAACGCCTTCAACCGCTACACCTCCCAGCGCGACACTCGGTATAACATGCTGCGGGGGCTGACGGACGTCGGCGCTGGCGCGGCGGGCTCTATGGTCGGCGCGGCGGGCACTGCCGGGGCTAATACGGCTGCCGCGCAGGGCAACGCCGGAGCGGCGCAAGCGTCTGGCTATGTCGGCGCGGCCAACGCCCTCAACTCTGGCGCGTCCAACATATCGAGCTACTTGCAAGCTAAACCGCTGAACGACGCGCTTGCGAATTATTATAAGCCCACCGCAGCCGCACCCGCCGGCGCGTCAACGATCTATTCCCTTTAGAGGAAATTCTTAACATGGCCGAAAATAGCCTCGCGCTTGACATCCGCCCAATGGCCGTACCGGACTACGCGGCGGCGTCCCTGAACCGCGTAAACATGATGGGCGGTCTGGCCAAGCTGGACGAGTACAAGGCAGGCGTGGCCGAGAAGAACGCGCTGGCCCAGCTTGCGACGCAGCCTGGTTTTGACCCCAGCACGCCGGCGTCGCAGAACGCAATCCTGCGCGCGGCTCCCCTCACTGGGCCATCCATCCTCAAGAACTTGACCGAGCAACGCGCGGCTAACGTAGACTTGCAGGGTAAGCAGTTCAAACTTCAAGGCGATAAGATCGACAAGGCCCTGAAGGACATTACGGCTTACACCACGAAAGACGATACGCTGGCTGGCATCCAGAAGCACTTGGCTCTTGGGGACATCGACCAGCCCAAGGCCGATGCGCTGTTAAAGTCCTTGAACGCGGCACCCAGCTTCGAGGCGTGGCAGATGGGAACCGTGCGCGGGCTGCTGGACGTCAAGGACCGGCTGGCGCAGACCTACACGAGCCAAGATACAGGCGGCGGCACGAGAATTTTCGGCCACCCAACCTACGGAGGCGGGCCTGGCGCCGTTGTCACTGGCAGCGCCGTCACCAAGACCGCGACGCCGGACGCTATCCTGTCGGCCAGCACCACGCGGCGCGGCCAGGACTTGCAGACCGACCCCAAAGTAGTGGCGCGCGTCATCACGGCGCCGGACGGCACCGTCACGCAACTCAACAGATTTGGCGCCGTCATTGGCACCCAGAAGGGCGGTATGCCTAGTGCTACGTTCCAGAAGACGGCGGCCCAGCGCAAGCAGATGAACCTAGACCTAGACAGAACCATCTCAGAACTGGAGCGGGCCACCAAGCCAGGCGGCCTGATCGAGACGGCGACTGGCTCGGGCGCCGGGGCGCTGCTTGATAAAGCCTATGGTTTCGCCGGCAAGGCTAGGCCGGGCTCGGTCGCTATTGGGGCGCTGAAGCCTATCTACGACATGGTTCTCAAGATGGTCCCCCGGTTCGAGGGACCGCAGAGCGAGAAGGATGTTGTGTCTTACCAAGACGCGGCGGGTAATCTTGCCAACCCGAATACACCGACGGCTACTAAAATGGCCGCAGCCAAGGAAATCCTGCGGCTGATGAAGGCCCGCAAGGGCCAGTTCGTGACCCGCGACATGGCCGAAGGCAGCGGGATTGTTGCCGATGGCGCTGGCGACCCGCCGCCGCCGCCCGGCTTCAATAAGGATTGACCTATGGCCCTCCGAATTGCGACCAACCCAGACACGAAGGCTCAAGTGGTTTTGTCCGGCGGCCAATGGCTGCCTGTTGCCAAGACCGCCACCAACGCAGCGGGCGAGAAAGCTTACCTAGCTAACGGCAAGTGGCTAACGGATACCGCTGCCGCCCCCGCCGCCGCCGCTGCCCCCGACGCAGTGCCGCAGCGCCGCCAGTACGGCTTTATCGAAGGTATGCTGCCTGCCGCTGTCCAGCAGGCTAAGGAACTCGCCGCCCCGGTGGCTGGCTTTGCGGAGGGCGCAGCCACCGTAGGGCTCGGCGCCGGGGAGTTGCTCGGGCGCGGGCTGGAAGCTGTCGGCGCCGAGACGGCGGGCGGGCGCCTTCGGTCTTTTGTCGCAGAAGATCGCGCAAGATTAGACAAGGCTATGGCCCCGTTCCGCGCGGCGGCCCCAACGGGCATGGCTATAGGTAATCTGGCTGGCGAAATAGCCGTGACCTACCCCGTTGGCGGTTTCTTGGCCGCGCCGGTAAAGTTGGCGGGCCGGCTAATACCCGCAGGGACCAAGATAACCGAGGCGTTGTCGAAAGCGTTGACCACGGGCGGGTTCAGCACCGGCGTCGAGGCTACCACGACCGGAGGCCGCGTTGCGAACGTAGCTACCCGCGCGGCAGGCGGCGCGGCTACCGGCGGCACGGTTGCGGCACTGGTCAACCCGGACGAGGCCGGTACAGGCGCTGTCATCGGCGCGGCGCTGCCGGTCGCAGCAGCGCCAGCCGCGTCTTGGCTGGTCAACAAAGGCGCCAAGCTGTACGCGCTGCTGCGCGGTGAGGCTGGGGCGGATAAGGCCCGGCAGATCATCAAGGACACTCTAGGGGGATCTTACGACAAGGCTCTGGCGGCCCTGCGGGCGGCCAAGCCGGGCGACACGGCGCGGGACGTATTGGCGCGCGCGGGCATCAACGCGGACGCTTTCATGGCGTTGGGCGAAGCCGTGGAAAAGCGGGACCTGTCCGGGTTCTACCGCCTTCATGGCGAGGCCGTCGCCGCCAAGGACCAGGCGCGCCTGGCCCGGCTGGCGCAGGGCGGCACCCAGACCGAAGCCCGCACGGCGCAGCGGGCCAATGCCAAGAACCTAAACGCCCTCACCGGCCCCCTGCGGGAAACCGAACTGGAGGCCGCCAATACGGCTGGGCGCGTGCTGCCGGGGCTGACCGAGCAGAAGAACAAGTTCGCCACCGCCGCCGGCCAGAGCGTCGAGGACGTTCGCCAGTTGAACAACGCCGGGAATATAGCCCAGTTCGAGGCTGTTGGCCGTCAGTCCGGCAACGCGCCGGCGGACGCCGCCCGCGTCAAGTACACCCTGAGCCTGGCCGACCTTGCAAAGCGCAAGGCGGGCGAGGCCGCTGACCGCAGCCTGTTGTTTGGCGACGTGGCGCGAGAGGTTGACCGCCGCGCGGCCAGCCTTGAGGCATACGGCCTGAAGCCGCTGGACATCGAAGGCGTGGCCTCTAAGCTGGAACAGAAGGCCCGCGCGCCGGGCACCCGCGCCGACCCGGTGCAGGTGCAAACGCTATCCAACGTGGCGACGCAATTGCGTAAGCTGGCGGACGACAACGGCGGCATTATCGACGCCGAAGACCTGTACCAAGTCCGCAAGACCTTCCTGAATGACTCCATCGAAAAGCAGTTGGCGGGGCTGGACCCCAAGACAGCCAAGAAACGTGTGGCCGGGCTGCTGACCGACATCAAGCCAATGATAGACGACGCCATTAAGGCGGCAGGTGGCACGAAGTGGAGTACCTACCTAGAGACGCACGCCGCCGGGGCTGAAGAAAACGCCCGGCGCGCGCTGTACGCCAAGGCGCTCGGTATGTACCAGAAGTCGCCCAAGGCTTACCAAGAACTAGTGCGCGGCGACAACCCCAAGGCGGTCGAGAAGGTTTTTGGCTCCGGCAGCTACGACATCTTCAAGCAGATGAGCAAGGGCTCCGGCCCTCCAGCCATGAAGATCATGCAGGGCGTATCGAAGAACCTGGCGCGGGCCGAGGCGATCAAGACCCAGGCGGCAGCCGGCCAAGGCGGCTTGCAGCGTGTGCTGGACAAAGACACAACAAAGCTGCGCCTGCCGAACTTCTTCAGCTACAAGGCGACCGTCACCAACGAAGTGCTGGATATTCTGCAAAAGCGCGTGTCCGACAAGACGCTCTCCACGTTTGAGACTGCGTTCAAGTCGGGCAAGAACATGGCAAGCGCACTAGATAAGCTGCCCGTAGAGGAACGCAACCGGGTCGTGAAGCTGCTGGCCGACACGAAGAATTACCCCGCAAGCGTATCCCGCGCGGCTGTACTGGCGACGACGCCGCGAAACAACATGAACCAGTAGAGCCTAGCCTATTTCGTTAACCGTGCCGGTGGCACAACCATAGAGGAACATCAATGTTCAAGGGATATAAGACGTACATCACCGCCGCCGTCGCCGTTGTTGTTGCCGTTGCGGCCTACCTGACGGGCGATGCCACAGTGGCCCAGACCAGCCAGTTGGTGTTCTCGGCCCTGTTTGCGGCCTTTATTCGTAACGGCATCGCGGCCTAATGCTGGCTTTCCTTGCCCCGTTCTTTCAGCTTCTCGGCGGCCTAATGGGCTACTTTCGGGATAAGAAGCTGACAGACGGGGCGGTGGCTGAAGCTAGGGTCGTGTCCTTACAGGCGGAATTGCATGACATACAGAAAGCAAATCAGGCTAGGGACGCTGTCCGTGCTGCTACTGCTGATACAAGCGTGCTGCGGGCCGCAGACCCCAATTCAAGGGACTGACTACGCGACGTTCTGCCAGATCGGCAAGGTCATTAAATTCTCTCGTTTGCACGATACGGATGAGACTATTGAGCAAGTGAAGGAACATAACGCAGTTTACGCGAAGCTGTGTTCTGATATACCGGCTAATGGGCATTAGACTCATCCAGCCTCTAAAGAGAGACTTAAAGCCAATGGTAGACGCAGTAGACCAAACAGCCCGCGACGGCGTGGCAAAGGCGCTTGCTATGATAGAGGCACACGAACGCGTCTGCGAAGAACGGGCAAAAGAAAGTAACACTTGGCGGAACATGCTATCCGACAAGCTAGACAAACATTTTTCATGCTCAGAAGCCCGGCTTATAGATCTAACGGGCCAGGTCACCAAGATTTACGCGCATATGTGGGTAGTGGCCGGGGCTGTCATAACCGTATTGTTGGCTACTATCGCGTACCTGATTAAGAACCACGGTCTCTAGACCGGCATGACCATCACGCTGGGTTCAAAGTCCATTCAACGCCTGACGGGCCTGCACGCGGACCTAGTGCGCGTGGTACACGCCGCCGCCCGCGCGTCTGACCTAGACTTCTGCGTACTTGAGGGTCTGAGGACATTGGACCGGCAAAAACAACTGCTGTCTCAAGGGGCGACCACTACCCTGAAGTCCCGGCATTTGACGGGCCATGCTGTAGACCTAGCAGCCATGTCTGACGGCGAAATCCGCTGGGACTGGCCCCTGTATCACAAGCTGGCGGTTATCGTTAAGGCTGCCGCTGCGGCGGAGAAAGTGCCGCTGGAGTGGGGCGGAGACTGGCGCAAGTTCAAGGACGGCCCGCACTGGCAACTGCCCTGGGCTAACTACCCGGCGCCCGCTAACTAACGGCAACGCAGGGCATCGCCCCAAGCGGGGCGCGCTAAGGCACAGGCCCGCCTACAGGGTAGGTGGCACCGGTCGGGGCCTGGGTAATGACCTTGGTTCCGACCACCACTGGAGCGCCCTGAACGTCCTCGCTAATGGGGCCAAAGCAATCCGCAAGCATCGGCCCAGACGGGTACGCCCGCTTGGTCTTGGTGCAAGCGAAAGAGAACATATTGCTTATGCTGGTAGTCGGGGTGCCGCCGGTCACAAAGGTACGCGGCACGGCTGGGGTGTTGCGCTTCCACGACGGGGCTTGGGGGAACTTCTCCCTGACCTGATACAACGACCAAACTTGGTTCGGTCCCGGCTGGGCGCAAGAGCCTTTCATATTGCCGCCGGTAACGTCGGCCACAGACGGGCCATGCAGCACGGGGCAAATGGCCTTGGCTTCAGGATACATAACTACTTTGCCACCAGCGGCGTTAACTGCGATCTGCTTACCCGTAGGTGTCGCAGACGACGCCGCGCAAAGCGCGAACTCCTGGTGGCAAAACATAATGGTGTCGCCGGCATAAACCGAAGTAGCGGACAACAGCAGGGCTGCTAGAGCGATGTAGACTTTCATTTCGTCACCTTTTTCTTTGCCGCGAGGTTCACCTGCGTACATTAACCCTATTTAGACAAGTTCGCTGTATATTTCTTTTCGTTCGCGGGCCACGCGTAGGGCGCTATACCGCTGGTGCAGCCGGCGCAGGATGACACGGCGGCGGGCGCCGCTCCGCTCCGCCGTCAACAAAGCCAAAACTTCGGCCTCTGGCAGCGACGTGAGCTTTGCATTTAGTGTCCGCCAATTAATTACGTCCATCTTTCAGTTCCCCTAGAGCTATGTCGGACACGGCGCGTTTGTCGTGCAGCGACGCCCAGATCCGTTCGTCAATAGTTTTATTACCAATTAAGACATAACACCAGACATCATGTGCTTGCCCGCTGCGGTGCAGGCGCCCCACGGTCTGCTCGAACAGTTCCAGGGACCACGGCAGCGACACAAACACGACTTTGCTGCCGCCGTACTGGAGGTTTAGGCCGTGGCCGGCAGATTTAGGGTGTACCAGCAGCAGTTCGATTTCCCCCGCGTTCCATCGCTCAATGGCGCGGTCGTCGTCAATGGTTTGCGACTGCGGGTAGCGGCGCTGGAGTTCGGCCAATTCTTCCTTGTAATTGTACACCACCAGCGTGTTGGCGTGCTGGTTCTCGTCCAGCAACTCGTCCAGCCGGTCAAACTTGTGGCTGCTAAACCAGTGCGCCGATTGTTTCACATGAAACTTTCCGCCCGCCACGGGCGTCGAGGTCGTGTTGTAGACGAACCCCGACGCCATCTGTTGCAATTTTGTCGCAACCGCCGCAGCATTTAGCGCCACGATCTGATCGTTGCCAAACGTGACCAAGAAGTCCCGCTTCATCTTTTCGTAGGGTTCGCGGTCGTCTAGGTCGCAGCGCAACTCGACCGTGTGCAGCGGCGGCAGCGTGTCGCTGTACTCCCCCGGCTCCAGTACGAAGGTCGAGGGCTTGATACGCTCCATAACCTGCTCCAGAGCCCCTACGCGGGGCTCCCACTGGCCGAAGTCCCGGTTGATGCACACGAAGTACTGCTGGAGGAACGCGCCCTTGGCGCGGCCTAGGAGGGCCTGGTCTACGACCTTGCACTGGCCGAACACGTCCTCCAGCCCGTTGGAGGTAAACGACCCGGTCAGGCCCCAGCGCACCCGGCACCGGTCTAGCTTGTCGAGCAGCGCCTTGAAGCGTTTGCCAGACGGGTTCTTCAACCTTGTCAGCTCGTCGAACACGATACCGTCAAAGCCTACCAACGAGGATACCGACTGTAGGTTGTCGTAGTTCGTCACTACAACCTTGGTGTCGGCGTTAAACGCGGCCTTACGCTGCGCCGGCGTACCCAGCGCAACAGACATCGTCAGTCCCGGCGTCCACTTGAGCCGCTCGACCGGCCAGACATCACGGCATACGCGCTTGGGTGCTAATACCAGCCAACGTGACACAAGACCCTCGCGACTAGCGTCATGCATCGCTGTTAAGGTGATCGCGGTCTTGCCCGCGCCGACTGGCGCCAGGATCATGGCACGATCCCGCGCAAACAGAAAGTCGGCAGCCTCGTCCTGGTAGGGGCGCAGGGTCAGGCTGCCCATGCGTCGATCTCCTCTTTAGACCACAGGCAGGCGTAGTTCTGGTGCAACTTCTGCATCTCAAGGGCGAACATTTGCTGCAACGGCGAGATGCGCCCGCCAATTTTTTTTATTTCTACAAACCAGGTTTTGCCGTCCGGCATACAGGCGATGCGGTCGGCCACGCCGCGCTGCGTCGGGGACTTAAACTTGTAAGTCTGGCCCCCGGCGCGGCGGACGGCCCAGACGAAATAGCGTTCAATTTCAGCTTCGGTCATACCCTAGACATAGCGTGCAAAAAATTATTGTCCAGCCTCTTGTAAAACATTTTTGTGCGTGTATGTTACAGGCTCAAACACAAGAGGACACTAAAATATGGCCGCACACTCCAAGATCGTCGGCGGTTCGACCGCCAAGCGCGTGATGAATTGCCCCGGTTCGGTGGCGCTGTCAGCGACGGTCCCGCCCAAGCCGTCCAGCACATACGCAGACGAGGGCACCCTGCTGCATGATGTCATTGCCAAGGTGCTGGACGAGAGCCAGCCGCCGTCCCATTACCTCGGGACCACTTACCAGAGCATCACGCTGACCGAAGACCTGATCGACCGCAAGCTGGCACCGGCCCTAGCCGCGCTGGAGGAGATCGACCCAGGGCAGGACATGGTCTTCATGGCCGAGGCGTCCGTTGGGTTCGGCAACCTTATCCCCGGCGTTTTTGGTAGCGCGGACCTGCTGGGCCGGCTTGACGGTCGCGCCATCGTCTTGGACTGGAAGTTCGGCGACGGCGTCATGGTGTCGCCCGAAGAGAACGAACAGTTGCTGTTCTACGCTGCCGCAGCACGGCGGACGCCGGAGACGGCGTGGGCGTTCATAGACGCGACCGAGGTCGAGCTTATCATCGTCCAGCCGCCCTACGTTAAGCGTTGGGTTACCACGGTCGAGCGCGTGCGCCAGTTCGAGTACGACCTGACGGTGGCCGTCAAGCGGGCGCAGGCCCCCGACGCCGAGCTTGCGATGGGCGACCACTGCCGCTGGTGCCCGGCCAAGGCCGTGTGCCCGCTGATGACCGGCGCGGTTGACCGTGCGCTGAAGACGCAGGTGACGACGCTGGACGCCGCGTCCATCGGCGCGTACTTGGACCAGGCCAGCCTAGTCGAGCAGTGGCTTGCGGACGTGCGCGGCTTGGCGCAGACCATGCTTGAGGCCGGCGCCGTCGTGCCGGGCTGGAAGATGGTCCCCAAGCGTGGCATCCGTCAGTGGGTCAGCGAAGAAGCCGCCAGCGCCGCGTTAAGCGCGGCGGGTGTGGACCGTGAAGATATTTATGTAGAAAAGATTGTGTCTCCGGCGCAGGCTGAGAAGCTGCTAAAGAAGACGAAACAAGTTTTACCGGATGGCCTAGCCGTCTCGGTATCCTCGGGTAACACGTTGGCTCCGGAGAATGATCCCCGGCCCAGCGCGTTGCAAATCGGTCAGCAAATCACTGCTGCCCTAGCTAAAATGGTCAACTAAAGGAAAATAATCTAATGTCTAACTCTCTTGTTGCTTTTGGCGGCGCTAATCTGCCGTCCGTTAAGTCGCTCTCGTCGGCACTTCGCTCTATCCAGGCCGACACCGGTCCTGCTGGCACGGTTATCCTGAAAATGGATAAAACCGGCCATTGGGTGTTCGGTGCCGACCAGACGGAAGTCGAAGATACCTCGACTTGGGCCATCAACCCGTTCTCGTTCGTCCACGGCTATATCGCCTGGGGCGACGGCGAGGTACTTGGCGAGAAGATGTGCAGCGTTACTGACCCGCTGCCCGACCTCGACTTGGCCCCGACAGGTGCGAAACGCGGTTGGGAAATGCAGGTGGGCATGAGCCTGCGCTGCATGAGTGGTGAAGACGATGGCATGGAAGCGCGTTATTCGGTGACTTCGGTCGGCGGTAAACGCGCTGTTCAGGCGCTGGCGGTTGCCATTGCTGAACAGGTCGATAAGGACCAGACCCTGCCTGTGCCGGTGGTGACCCTCAAGAAAGAACACTACCAGCATAAGTCCTACGGCCGCATCTTTACACCAGTCTTTGAAATTGTACGCTGGGCTGGTATTGATGGAGAACCATCGGCTAAAGCCTCGGAAGGTCAGCCCGAGGTAGCAGCCGCCCCTGTCGAAGAGCCGCGCCGTCGTCGGCGCGCGGTCTAAGAAGGGAAACGCGATGGTGGGGGCGGCGGTCGCAGGCCGTCCCCACCAGAGCCTTGCACCATGAAACTCTGGCTTGATTTCGAGACGCGCAGCCGGTGCGACCTCAAGGGGCGCGGCGTCTACAACTACGCGCAGGACGCCAGCACCGAGGTGCTGTGCATGTCCTACGCCTTCGACAACGGCGAGGTGGTTACCTGGCGTCCCAGTGATCCATTCCCCGAGCAGGTGCGTAACCATACCGGCCAGATCCGCGCGCACAACGCCGCGTTCGAGCGCCTGATCTTCTGGTACGTCCTCCAGATCGACTTCAAGCTGGAGCAGTTCTACTGCACCGCCAGCCAGGCCCGCGCCAACTGCGCGCCGGGTAGCCTAGAAGACGTTGGCCGGTTCTCGGGCGCGTCCATGAAGAAGGACCACAAGGGCGGCGCGCTAATCCGGCTGCTGTCGATCCCGCAGGCGGACGGTCAGTTCCGCGACGACCCCGCCAAGATGGCCGAGATGGTGGCCTATTGCGAGCAGGACGTCCGCGCCATGCGGGCGTTCAGCCAGGCCATGCGCGACCTATCCGACACCGAACTAGCTGACTACCACGTCAACGAGCGCATCAACGACCGCGGCGTCCTGCTGGACCTGCCGCTGGCCCAGGCTGCGGTGCGCTACGCCGACGCCGAGATGACCGAGATCCAGGACATCGTGCGCGAGGTGACCGCCGGCGAGATCAGCAGCGTCCGCAGCCCCAAGATGCGCGGCTGGGTGCTGGACCGGGTCGGCCCCGAGGCTACCAAGCTGGCGACGGTCTACAAGGACGGCGTCCCCAAGATGTCCATCGACCGCAACGTCCGCGCCAGCCTGCTAGTGCTGGCCGAGGAGAACCCCGCCGAGGTGCCACCGGACGTGGCCGAGGTGATCCAGTGCGCCGACGACCTGTGGGCGTCGAGCGTTGCCAAGTTCAGCCGGGCGGCGTCCCTAGCCGACGAGGAGGACCACCGGGTGCGCGGCGCGTTCGTGTTCGCTGGCGGCGCTGCCACCGGTCGCGCGTCGTCGTTCGGGCTTCAGGTCCACAACTTCCCTCGCGTCTGTGCGGACGACCCCGAGACGGTGCGCCACGCTATCGTGCGCGGGCACCAGATCGTCCCCCTGCACGGCAAGCGCGTCACCGACGTTCTTAAGCGTATGCTGCGCCCGTCGCTGATGGCATCGCCCGGCAAGAGCCTGGTCGTTGCCGACTGGGCGTCGGTCGAGGCGCGGGTGACGCCGTGGGCATCGGATCGTCCAGCCGGCATCGACAAGCTGGAGCTGTTCCGGGCGGGCGAGGATGTCTACAAGGTCAACGCCGCCGCCACCTACCGGGTGCCGGTCGCTGACGTTACCAAGGCCCAGCGCCAGGTCGGCAAGGTTCAGGAGCTTGCCTGCGGGTTCGCCGGCGGCGTCGGTGCCTTCGCGGCGATGGGCCGGATCTACGGCGTCGTCATGGCCGAGAGCGAGGCCCTGCGTATGGTCAATGCGTGGCGCCGGGCTAACCCCTGGTCTGTGCCCTACTGGCAAGACCTGGAGCGCGCCTACACGGCGGCGCTGCGGTATCCAGGTCGGGAGTTCGGCGCGGGCCGCGTAACGTATTATTACGACCGCCAACATCTCTGGTATATCCTGCCCTCAAGCCGTGTCCTATGCTATCCTTTCGCACGTTTGGACGAGGATGGTCCGACATACGCCAAAGCCGCCTGGAAACCGGGCGCGGACGCTAAAGAATGGCCCCGCGCACGTCTCTGGAAGGGTCTGGCGTGCGAGAACATCACCCAGGCCATCGCCCACGATTTGCTGCGAGAAACGCTGCGGAAGCTGGACGAGGCCGGGCATGAAATCGTACTTCATGTGCATGACGAAATTGTTTTGGAATGTACGGACGCACCGCGAGATGCTGAGGTACTGCTGACTGCAATGCGTACACCGCCTGCTTGGGCCGAGGGCTTGCCTCTCGATGCTGAGGTGGCAATCATGTCGAGATACGGCAAATAAGGAGACGAAATGGCTGACCGCCGCACTTTCATCGAATACATCACCGGCCTAGCAATGGAGGGCGAGACAGCCCTGCTGGTGCGCCAGAAGCCTTGGATGCGGGACAACGAGCTTCAGTACCATGCGGACGGGACGCTCAAGTGTACCTGGCCGGCGTACCTACCCGCCCATAAACTGAAGGACGGCCAAGCCTGGTACGCCAACACGGGCGCGTTCATATTGGACCGTTTCGTAGACGGCAAGCTGTCGGCGGCCCGCGACTATTGCGACTTCGTTCTGGTTATGATGCTGGACGACATCGGCACCAAGTCCAAGACCCCGCCGCTGGCGCCGACGTGGATCATGGAGACATCGCCGGGGTCGTTCCAGTGGGGGTACGGTTTCAGCGACCAGCCCACCAAGGGCCGGTTTACTGCCGCCATCCGCGCCATAGCCGAGGCGGGCTACACGGATCCAGGCGCCACGAACGCCGTCCGCAACTTCCGTCTGCCGGGGTCGGTCAACCTCAAGCCTGGGCGCGACCTGTTTGCGTCGCGTTTGGTCGAGTTCCACCCGGAGCGGGAGTACACCCTAGACGAGATATGCGCCGCTCTGGGCGTCACGCCGGGCGAGGAGGACGGCGGCGACGTTAAGGCGATCACCCTGCGCGACACCGGCAAGGACACGGTCCTGCAATGGCTGAACGACAAGGGTCTGGTCCTGTCCCAGCCGAACGGCGAGGGCTGGCTGTCCATCGTCTGCCCTAACAGCGCCGCGCACACGGACGGGATCGTCGAGGCCCGCTACAAACCCTTGGACCGCGCCTTCGACTGCTTCCACGGTCATTGTGTAGACCTGGACAGCCGCGCGTTTCTGGACTGGGTAGCCGAGAACGGTGGCCCGCGCGCGACGCCGGGGCTGCGCGACGAACTGCTGGCCGAACGCATGGCGCTGGCGATGGACAAGATCGCGCCGAGCGAGGCGTTCCCAGACCGCGCCAAGGAGTTTATCGCCGAGGTCGAGCGCAAGGAGCGCGGGCGCGTCGAGAAGTCCGCCTGGTTTGAACGTTACGCCTACATCCAGACGGATGACGCTTACTTCGACATCCAGGAGCGCGAGGAGGTCACCCGGTCGGCATTTAACGCCGTCTACCGTCACATTGACTGCCGGTCGGTGCATAACCCCAAGCTGCGTGTGCTGCCGGCGCACTGCTTTGACGAGAACCGCCAAGCCGCCGGGGCCAAGGCTCTCACCGGGATCACCTACTCCCCCGGCGACAGCGTCTTCGTGGCCCGCGAGGGCCAAGTCTACGGCAACCGCTGGATCGACGCGCGCCCTGACGTGTCCGCCGTCCCGTCGGGCGACGTGTCGCCCTGGATGGCGCACTGCGAGACGATGCTGCCCGAGCCTAGCGAGTTGCAGCACTGCCTCGACGCTATGGCGTTCAAGGTCCAGAACCCCAAGGTCAAGGTCAACCACGCGATCCTGCACGGCGGCGACGAGGGCTGCGGCAAGGATACGATGTGGGCACCGTTCATCTGGGCCATCGCTGGCCCGCACCACCGGAACCGGTCGATTGTAGATAACGATAACCTTTCTTCGCAGTGGGGTTACGACCTCGAAGCCGAGGTCATCATCCTGAACGAACTCAAGGAACCCGAGGCCCGCGAGCGCCGCGCTCTGGCTAACAAGCTCAAGCCCATCATCGCGGCGCCGCCGGAGACGCTGACGGTCAACCGCAAGGGCCTCCACCCCTACCAGATGGTCAATCGCCTGTTCGTCCTGGCGTTTACGAACGACCCCCTGCCGATCAGCATACCCACCCAGGACCGGCGCTGGTTCTGCCTGTGGTCCACTGCCCCGCGCATGGACGCCGACGCAGCCCGCGACCTGTGGGCCTGGTACGGTGCCGGAGGGTTTGCGACCATCGCGCGGTGGCTGCACGACCGTGACGTGTCCAGGTTCAACCCTGCTGCTGCGCCTGCCGTCACCGACTTCAAGATCAACATGGTCGAACACGGCATGAGCGGCGCCGAGAGCCACCTGGTCGATCTGATGCGGTCGCGTTCCGGGCCTTTCGCCAGCGGCATCTCGGCGGGTCCGTTCCATATCCTGCTGGACCGGGTTATGCAGTCCGGTCTGGTGCCCCCGCATATCAAGATCCCGACGGCGGCGCTGCTTCATGCGTTCAAGGAGGCAGGCTGGCGCGACCGTGGGCGCGTCTCGACCCGCGAGTTGACCACCAAGCGGCACATATTCTCGGCGCGGTCGTTGGATCACTTGAACAACTCGGACGCGCGCCGGATAGCCGAAATAGAGGCGACCGGCGGGGCCGTGTCGCCCCTTCGGGTGCTGGGTGAAAAGGTAGTGCCTATCAGGTGACTTAGACGTCGCTATTCAGCCCGGCCAGCAGGGAACCATAGCCAATAATATCTAGGATACTGTCCAGGTGC